CAAGATTACTCTATCATAAACATATTTAAAGTTTCTGAAAAACCTGTAGATTTAATAGAAACACAAAAACACAAATACAAGGCCATTACTGATTTCTTCAGACTTGAACAGGTTGGATTATACAGAAACAACTTTGTTTCTGTCAAACAATTAGCAGAACTTCTTTATCTTCTTGTTTTTGAATATTTGAATCCTGATAATGTAAGAGTAGTTCTTGAGTTAAACAACTATGGAAACACACTATTGGCGGAGATGCCGCACGTTTTTGATGGTAACAACAACTATGGTTCATCGGTGTTTGTTAGGTATAAACATAGAATAGATTCGACTGAAGAAAAACTTGGACTAAAAGTTGGTGAGAATAAAAACATGATGGTTAAAGACTATCAAGAACTTATGTATAGTAGAGGATTTCATATTACAAATGAGGATAATATTAGAGAAATAACAACTTTTGTTAAGCATGTCACTACCGCAGGTAACGTAAGATATGCAGCAGACGTAGGACATGATGATACGGTTATGACCGTGGTCAATGCCACTTCTATTTTTGCCAAATCAGAATTCAAAGAGATGGTCGAAGAGTGGGGTAATAAATATAGTCCTAAAGAGTTTATGGCTTATGTCAACGACTGTATGAAAAACATGGATTATGTACAAGGAATTGACTATAGTCAGGTTCTTAGTGTTAGAAGACAGGTTATGTCACGAAATAAAGTGTCTAATGTAGGATCTAATCCGAATGGAATAAACTGGTTCAATAGACCTTAATGATTGAAAATAAAAAATCCACTCATTGAGTGGATTTTTTTTATTAGTTAGCTTCCATTGTTACTGAAAGTCCTGCAGTTTTTAGTTTTTCTTTCATTGTAGAGATTGTATCGTAGTCTCCATATTTCACATCACATTTACCTCTAAAGTGAACTATATGTGCACACTGATTTGCTTGTTCCTGCTCATGTTTACATATTTTCATAAGACACGTTATTACCCAATCAAACGAGTTGTAGTCATCATTGTGAAGGTCTAATCGATAAGGCTTTGACAGAATTTCTTCAACTTTCGATTCTACTTGTTCTTTAATTTTACCCATAGTGTATTATCTTATTTTTTGATTATATATTATATACTAGATCCTTGAATAGTTGTTTCTGTTTTGTTAACAACGTCTACTATTGTACTTTTGATATCTTGCTCTTTTGCCCATTCTACGAATTTAGGCAAGTGTGCTTCTCTATCGTCGTAGAACTTCAATTCTTTCACTCCTAATTTTTTGATTGTTCTTTCTAATAAGTTGCATTTGAAAATAAATGTGTCACTTCCCCAGTTTAAGTGAACTTCATCAAATTCTATGTTGTTGTCTCTTAGAATCTTTTCAACGCCTTCTCTCATACCGGGAACTTTGTCTAATCTACCAGTTGCTAAAATTACATAAGCGTCTGGGTCAGCTATTGCTTCCAGATATTTTTGGTAAGTCCATTCGTTTCTTGGAATGTTGAATATCTCATCATCGATAGATTCTGGTTTACCCCACCAACCTCTATGTGGCCAATCTGTTCCTGTTTTTTCTTTCCAAACTACTTTTCCATCTTCTGGAAGTGGAGTGTGAAATAATGTGTCGTCAAAATCAAAACAGATAAGTCTTTTATACTGCATAATGGTTCGTTTTATTTTATGTACAAATATATATATAATATTTTGATATATAAATTAAAATAGAAGAAAAATTATGAAAATAGATTTAAAAAAGACACTTTTGTATTTTATCGGTGCTTGTTTATTAGTTTCTGTGTTTCTAAACTTCAAAGGTTGTAACAGAGAATCTTTTGATAAATTGGAGGAAAAAAACAGATTGTTAGAGAAGACAAGAGATTCTCTTAAATATACAAACCAAAATCTTAAAAAAGAATTTGATAATATTCAAGTGATTATTGATAAAAGAGATGCACGTATAGCAGATCTACAGATACAGATAGAAGTATCTAAGCAAAATGTTATGGATTATAAGAATCGCGCGGATAAAGCAAACAAAGATTTGATAGAAACGAATAAAAAACTTGAAAATCTTAGAAAGAACCCAATCAAAAGAGACGATGATGACCTTATCAACTCTTTCAAAAACAAACTTAAAACCCCATGAAAATAATATTGAGTATAATGCTTGTTCTTATTTCTTTCCTATCGTATTCTCAGGAATATCCTAAGATTGAACTAAATCAAAAAGGTGAGAAAGTTGTCATCTTCACTTTAAGTCAGGCACAAAAAATAGACAACGATTTAGAAATACTAAATATTTTAGAAAAGTCTAAAATACAATGTGATAGTTTAAATGTTTCCTATATTAAGATAGTTGATGCACAGAACCATCAGATAGTATTACTTGAAAAAAACGTTTCTGAACTAAATTTACAAGTAAATGATAAAGACTCTCAAATAAACAACCTATCTACTCAGGTAAAAAATCTTGAAGAAAGTAATAAGATATGTGATGAGCAGAAATGTATAAAAGATAAGCAGATGGATGGTCTCAAAGATGATTTGAAAAAAGAGAAGATTAAAAAGTGGTTATTTGGAGGTGTAGGTCTCGCGGTCGGAATATTGGCAATCTTAATAGCACATTAAAAGTGTAAAAAATGATATTTTTTACTTAATATATAACTATATAAAAAATTAAACCAAAACATGAAACATATCAGACAATTTGAAAGTTTTAGAGTTCAGAAAAACAGACAAGAAATAATCAGCGAAGCTGTTCTTCAAGTGAACGATATCTATAAGGTTAAAACTATGATCGATATTCCACAATCTTTAATCAATTCTTATGTTAAGAAAGTTAAAGATACTACAGGAAAAAATCTTCGTCAGTTTTTCGGTGATGTTGACATCGCGGAAGAGATTGTAAAATACATAACTCTTAACAATACAGACGTTGAGAAGATTCCTGGAAACGCTTTAATGGGCGGTGCACAAGGACAAGTTCAAGGACAGGGTCAAGGACAGGTTCAAGTTCAAACTGAAGGTGAGGCACAAACTCAAGGACAGGAACAAGCTCAACCACAAGCTCAACCACAGGGTCAAGGTCAAGAACAAGCTCAACCACAAGGACAGGGTCAAGAACAAGCTCAACCACAAGCACAATCACAAGAAGGTGATTTTGAAGAGCCACAAGCTCAACCACAAGGACAAGGACAGGAACAAGCTCAACCACAGGCACAAGGACAAGCTCAAACTGGTCAAGGACAAGCTCAAGGACAGGGTCAAGGACAAGCTCAAGGACAGGGTCAAGGACAAGGACAGGGACAACCACAAGGACAGGGTCAAGCTCAAGGACAAGGACAGGGTCAAGAAGAAGATGAAGATGAAGAAGAACTTCCAGCTTAATCAAAAATACTAGTATCTAGAAATTAAAAACCTATCAGAAATGATGGGTTTTTTTATTTAATATATAAAATATGAAAAAAATCATTACATGGGAAGAGTTTAATGAATCTTATAATAAACCAAGAGTAGGTGGTAAAAAGAGATGGTCTGTTAAATATAAAAAAACAATAGACTGTAATAATCCTAAAGGTTTTTCACAAAAACAATATTGTAAGAGAAAAAGAAAAGGTGGTAATTATAAGTCTGTTAAAGAAAACTTTGGTCTATCTGACCAAGAAATAGAAAATAAGATAATGGAAGTATGGAAAGTAGATCCATATGAGTTTAAAGACTACATTACTTCATCTATGGATCATGGTGACTTATATGGAAGTTGTAATTTGACTTTTGTTCTTTGGTATCCTTATCCAGATTCTAATGTCGAACCATGTGCCATATTTATGTTAGAAGATAACGAATGGAAGAAAGGACCTTGGTATGACAATATGGATGCTATATTGAAAAGTGAAAGATATGAAGTTGGTATAGAAGCTTGGGTTCCGGATGTTGGTGGTAATCATGAAAAGATAGAGAAGTTTTACAACTACGCAAACAGAGTTCTACAGGAAGCGGATATACCATACATTGCATCTTATCCAGATGTTCGACACGAAGGAAAGATACTTTTAGAGTATGGCTATACCTGGGGTTATAAAACAAAATTCATTGGCGACGAATAAATCTAAATGAGAAAATAATATATAGTAAATGAGATACCTAAAAACGTTCGAAAGCCACAGCAGTAAAGACATTCTTATTGTTGTTGATGTTCAAAAATCATTCAAAAAATTCTTCAATGAGATTTATCTTCATGAGTTGAAAAAGTATTGTAATGAGTTCAGTAAGGTATATCAAATCTGGGACAACCACGTAGATGGAAAGAACGTCGATAAAGACTATCTATATGATGAAGATCCTGAAATACCTGTTCATAAAGATCTTTATCACTTTCCTAACCAAACTGACTTGATTGAGAAAAGATACAACTATGACGTTGATGCAGACTTCTATAAAAAAGTTCTTACACCGGAAACCTATGAAGAAGTTAAGACTAAAGAAGATGCAAACGAATTGAAAAAGGGAGATTTCTTTCCTACAGAAGAAGGAACTCTTATTATATATGTCGGAAATAACCACAAATGGTATCATATGCCAAAGAAACTTCACGAACTTTTTACAGAAGTTGCAGAGGCACAAAATATGAATGAAGGATTGAGTGAGGTTAAAGATGTGATTCTTGTAGGTGGTGCAGATGGAGAATGTCTTACAGATGTTGAAACTGCAGCAGAGGCAATGGGTGTAAAACTGAGACTTAATCACAAATATATCTATAGTGCTAGCCACTGTCCAATAAAATAAGATTTATATATGAGACTTATATTAGAGTTTGATAAATATAGTGTTATTGAAGATGTTGTTGCTGAGATGTCTAAGATATTTCCTCATGTGAAAATGAAAGGAAGTGTTCTATATGCTTCTTCTATTTTAGACAAAGGTGGAAATCCTCTTGTGAGAATAGACTCAAAACAACCATTGATGGCACTTTTGATTCAATTTATTGGTGATCATATTGTTATAAAATCATTTGTAAACTCTGTAAGAGAACCTAACTTCTCAAAAAGATTTATGGATGGTCTTTCAAATGTTTTAGAACCAAAATATACCATAGTAGTTGATCAAGATGTGAGTCAAGGATATTGGGACCATATAATCGAAAAGTATCCTCAATTTAATTGGATTAAAAAATAGTTTCATTTCATGCCAGCAAAGTCAAAACAACAATTCAAATATGTTTACGCAATGCGTAATAAATATGGTTCTAAGAAAAAGGCTCCTAAAAACATGAAGTGGGTATTCAACAAAGAATGGACTGATGTGAGTTTTAAAGATTTACCCAAGAAAATAAAGGAAAAGTGTATATATGATTATGTAAACTTTTTGAATGAAGTGTATTTCAAATACTAACCAACCACCAAATATACATCTAAGTCTCTTATCTGGAAAAATACTTCCATGTATTCTTGATATCTTTCTGGATCTTCAAAAAATGATACAGTTAATGTATATTCTATTCCGTTTATTTCTGGAATATAGCTACCAATCTGTTGTTTAAGATCACTTTCTATACTATCCGAAGAAAGTCTCGTCTGGTGAAGATAGAAAGGAAGGTCTCCTCCGAATTCAGTATCAAAAAAAACCTCACCTTTGTTCGTAAATAGAATCATCTCCCATTTTTGAACGATTACTCTTATTACATCGTCTTCTATGAGATCTAATGCTCTGAATCTTGGATGTCCAGGATATCCTAAATAAAAGTCTGTGAAATTAAAGTTCGCCATGAGTTATATATTAACTTTGGCATATCCTTTATTTTAAAATATCTCTAAACTTCCCTATTATCGTCATACCTAATACAATCGGATCTGTGTTTGTTTCCAGCTTACTTGTATAGTCTGCTATGACATAGTTACATTCAAACAGTTTATCGATATTTTTACCATTTTCAATAGACCAGTCTATGAATGGCTTACCTAATAACTTAATCATTGAATCAATCTTCTCTGCACCAAAGTTTGACATAAGAAAATGATAAACACTTTCATAGTTTCCACTTTCATAGATAAAGTTGTACAAATCTTTTTTTACTTTATTGGATACGTTACTTACTCCATTGTTTATATCTCCTGTCTCTAAAAAATCCTGTACTTCTACAAGAATACCTCTAAAGTCTGGGAACTTTTTGTTTATTATAGAAACTAAATTTTCTTTAGATATTTCTCGTTCTTCTTTTGGTAAAATAGTGTCTTGTATTCTTTTGTACAACTCCATTTTTAGATGTTTTTCTTCTTCCACATCTATACAATCAAAGTTTACAGTCTTTATTCTAGACTTTAATCCGTCTGAAATTTTGTTGATGTGATTCGTCGTGATTATAAATCTTACACTATTGTTATATTTTTCTATGAATGCTTTGAATGCGTCTTGGAATTGTGCAGAAACTCTTTCAAACTCATCTAAAAAAACATATTTTATATCGGAACTTGACTCAAACATTGGAGTGAACTTACAGAAATTCTGTATTTCTTCTCTAAGAACATCTATAGAAGTATCTAAAGAACAGTTAAGTTCTAAGTATGGTGTTTCTTTTGTATATTTTCCAACAAGTATTCTTGCCAAACTGGTTTTCCCAGTTCCATAGTGACCATAGAAAATATAATGTTGGTTGATACCGTTTTCGAATTGTTTCTTTATTCGTGGAAGAAGTATGATGTCTTCTAGACGTTTTGGTCTCCATTTCTCCCAAAGCAATAAGTTTTTAACTGACATATTAAAGTTTTTTTACACATGATATATTGTCGGGTAGAAAGAAAGTTTATTTAATATATATTGATATGATTGGAGATAGTTTTAATTTCGAAGATGTCTTTTTTAGAGACCTTACCGTCTGCGTATTAGATACGCTTGAGGGACAAATAAAGTGGACAAATCGATTCACATCAGGTGATGTGTTTGTTCAGGTTCCTATATACTACTCTCTTACAGGAGATGAAAGGTTCTTATTGGACTCATTTTCAGATGATATTGTTTCCGAAAACAGGTTCATTGAGTTAAATACTGATTTGATACCAAGAGGTCATCTTACTATGACAAGCTTTAATATAAAGTCTGACGAATTTGCCAATCCAAATGTTTGGCTTAGAATGGTTGTTGAGAATGATTTTGAAATAAGAAAGGTTCTTGGAAAAGTTAGAGCTATTCCAATAACGGTCAACTACGACTTAGAAATCACACTATCAAGTGAGATTGATACATTCAAATGTAGTCAAGCTATATTAGATACTCTTTGGATTTATAAGTTTATGTACTTCGAGCACAACTTCATGAACATAGATGCTGTTCTTGTTATGCCAGATTCCAACACAATAGAGATGAGTAGAGATAAGAACTTGACGAGTGATAACAATATCAAATTGAAATGTTCCTTTACCGTTGAGACTTACTATCCGGCTTTTAGAAGAGATAGAGTAACATCTACTGGATATCCAAGAGAATATGGATCTGGTATGAAAGATGGTAATGGTTTTGCACTTACGGGTGGAGTATCTGACTATTTTGAACAACCGAGTCAGGGTGGAACTATAAATACGGGTAGTGTAAATACAAATGAAACTGTTGGTGTTGATCCAAATTCACCAAATGGTGGAGGTGGTGCTTCAAGACCGGTCTTTCCATCCACAGGACCTGCAGGAACTACTACAGGACCTAATACCGGACCTAATGGTAAACCATGGATAAATGGACCATTTAATCCAAACAATCCATTACCTGGATATGGTCAGACTGGTACTTTTAACAATACTGGAGGTAGCACGAACCCTTCGGATCCTTACGGAACTTTTGGTCAAGACGGATATGCAATAGAGCCAAAAAGAACAAGATGGTTCAATAATATACTTAGATCTAGAGAGAGAGCGGGTGGTAGTTCGACTGATCCAGTAACCGGACAACAGAATGTAACACCTCGTACGCCAAATCAATAAAAATAGAAAAAAATGGCTTTTTGTAGTTAATATATACTCTATACATAAAAAAAATATCAAAAAATATGAAGAATCTTAAACTTGAATTGTTTAACTTTAAAAAGAATCTTTCTCTAGAACAAGATGAGATTTCTACGATAGTTGAGGGACACATGAATGCTTGTAATGAAGCTTCTGAAAAATCCATCGTAATTTCGTTAAACGAAAGACTTAAACCTTATACTTACGATAAAAGCGTTAAATCTCTTTTAGAGGGATTGAATGATGACATGAAGAACTTTGAGTTACTTTATGAGTTGAAAAACCTTTATAATGTTCTTAATACTAAAAATAGTGGTGAACTTTATAGACAACCTATCAACGTACTTTTACAAACTATCAACCTTGAGACTGATCAAGACAGAATGTCTAAAGTTTTGAACGAACTTGCTATTTATGACTGGGTTCCTGAAATCAAATTATTCGTACATAACTTAACAAAATCACCTGAGCAAAGAACAAACTTATTAAGTGGTGGTAAAGGTGAATCTATCTTTACAATCGTTGAGTCTGTTGAAGATGGACACATTGCTTTGGTTAGAGATTCTTGGTTTCTTTTAAGTGAAAACGTAATCGAAAAAACATTGGTTGAAAACCACGTTAAAGACGAAGAGTCTTTAAAATCATTGAGAATGTTAGAAACTGCAATGAAATATGCTTCTGTAACAGAAGATAGAGTTAACTTCAGAATTTCTGAATATTTAACAATCGGATTATCTGTTGCTAAAAAAGGTAAAGTATTCATCAATGATGATGAAATGAATGACGAAACTACATTAGAAAGTTTATTTAACTCTCCAATCGTTCCAATCGTTAACAAAAACTTTTATCCAATCTTACTTGAGGTTTCTAAAAACTTAGATAAGTTTGTTGAGTTAGACGTAGTTAAAAGAGTAAACAACTTGATTAATCCATTTTTAGAGTGTTTTGCATTCAACTATAAAAAAGCTACTTTCTTATACAGATGTGACGAAAGATATGGTAACTCATTCTTCAAATACGAATCTGCTTTAGAGTTAGTAAACGAGGTAAGAAACGAGCTTAACTATGACTTGACTTACTTCTTCGAAAATAAATTAGGAAAAGAATTAGTTGTTAAAAGAAAGTTAGAAGACAAAGAAAGAGAAATCACACTTAAATTAGAAGACGTTAGTTTCAACATTGAAAAACTTAAAGGATCTATGAAGATGATTGGAGAATCTGAAGTATTGACAACGGCACTTAAAAACTTAGAAAAAAGAAAAACGGTTTTAGACGCAGAATTATATGGTGTTAAAGAAGTACAGTATAAAGAAAGATTAAGATCTTAATATTTATTTATTGATAATTTTTAAAAATCCCCTTTATGGGGATTTTTTGTTTTATAAACTTTTTCATGTTCGATGTCTATAACATGAAAGCATGAAAATCCTTTATGGATACCAAAAAATAAATGCTTATTAATGTACTTAAATAATAGAGAACTTTACATAGAATTAGTAGTCAGCAAAGCACAGGGAAGACTTACAAGGCCCGCTCAAAAAATGCTAGAGCTTTTAGCAAAGAAAACAATCAAAAAAATGAGATATTGGTCGAATGACGACAAGATGGACTGTTACCAAAGTGGACTTCTATATGTATTTCAAAACTGGTATAACTTCAACGAAGAGAAATCAGTAAATGCCTTCGCTTATTTCACCGAAATCTTTAAAAGGGGAATAGCCAAAGGATATAACGATCTTTATAAAAAGAAAGGTGACAACGAACATCAAATAAGACTTATTTCCATAGAAGGATCTAATGACGGAATGGGTCTACACTCTTTATAGATGATATCAACAACAAAAATATTTACATACGACATAGTCGCCGCTCCTAGTTTTGGAATGGCTACTATGTCTTTTAATATGACTATAAATCCTTCGAGGAGAACTCTTAGAAGAAGCAAGATCAAGAAGGTATTTCTACAATCTTTATAGTTATCTCTATCTCTACATTCTTATCTTTGAATTCTGCTAATTTTGCGTCAACAAAATCTGATGGATTGTGAAGGCTCACATGATTTTTCTTAATACGGGTTTCAATACCAAAATTGTCTTTTGCTTCAAATACTCGTCCTTGGTATTTTTCTGTGTTGCTTGATGAAATCATAATATCTATTTTTATGCTAATATATGTATTATTTATTACATCCACAAATTTATATATACTATATGGAGAGAATAGATAGATTTAATGTATTTGAGGCCAAAATTGTTCCTTTGAACAGAATGCCCAGAAGTAGCCGAAAACCAGAGAGATCCGGAAGATCCGGAAGATTACTTACTGATGAACAAAAATACTATGATGAAAACCAAATAGAAGATACAAGTGGTCCAAAACCCGCTATGTTATTTACAGATGTTGTAGGATCTTCTAAAATGTGGTCCGACGATCCACAAACTATGAGCATACAACTCGATAAACATTTTAAGATTATGGATAATCTTGCTAGAAAGTATGGTGGTTTTGTGGTTAAAACAATCGGTGACGCCTTTATGGTATATTTTCCAAAAAACGAAAAGTCATTAGAAAATGCTGTTGATTTTGCGGTAGAGGTAATCAAAATTGAAGAGCTTCCACTTAGAATAGGAATATGCTCTGGTAATATGACTGCCAAAAAATGTAGAATACAGAATGTTGAGCTTGTAGACTTTTTTGGAGATGTTGTGAACACTGCATCAAGAATGGAGTCCAAAGTTGCAGAGCAGGGTGGTATTGCATTTACCTCTGTTGATAATATTGATAATCAAATGGAGTCTATTTCAAAAAAATACAAATTGGTTAAGATAACTGGTAAAGGTATTCCAGATTTAAAAGGTGTGAAAGTCGAATTTGCTTATAAGTTAAAAGTATAAAAAAACCCACTCAAATGAGTGGGTTTTTAGTTTTAGTTTTCTTCCAAAACTTCTTCGTCTTGTAGAATAGTTCTTACCATTCTATCAACTATTAAATATGGATCTCCGTTAGATGCTGGTCTTCTATCTTCGATATAACCAATCGCATTTGGATCGTTTATCGTAGAAGGAATTCTAATAGATTTAGTTCTATCTCCAATACCCCATCCAAAGTCTTTGATAGACGATGTTTCGTTCGCACCGGTTAGTCTTTCGTCATTGTTCTCTCCATATACCGCTATATGTTCTGCATGAGTCTTCTCAAGCTTCTTACACATTTCGATTGCAATCTCTTTTTTGTTTACTTTGTCTTCTCTAATATTTTTTGTCGAAAAGTTTACATGCATACCTGAACCATTCCAATCATTTCCTTTAAATGGTTTTGGATCTAATTCGATTCTATAATCAAACTCTTCACTCAATCTATGTAAAATGTATCTTGAAATCCATAGTTGATCCGCACCGTCTTCTGCAAATACAGTTCCTACTTGATATTCCCATTGTCCTAAAGCAACTTCTGCATTTGTTCCGGATATAGAGATTCCTGCATTAAGACAAAGGTCTGTATGTGCTTCTACAAACTCTCTTCCTACTACATTGTTAGCACCAACTGAACAATAGTATTCACCTTGTTCTCTTGGCTCATCTTCTGTTGGCCATCCTAATGGTCTATTTGTTTTGTTATCAAAGATAAAATACTCTTGTTCCCATCCATACATAGTTTCATCGTCATATTTTTTTAACGATTCGGTCATTTTAACTCTTGTATTACTTTCGTGTGGAGTACCATCAATATTATAAACCTCACAAAGAACTAAAATAGAGTTTGTTGTAAATGGATTATGAAAATAGTTTTTAGGAACTAATAGTAATTCTGATTTAGATGTTTCTGCTTGGTATGTTGAAGATCCATCAAAGTTCCATACTGGTGCTTTTCTCAAACCATTTTTGTATGAATCTAAAATATTTGTTTCATCTTCGATGTGTTTCAGATTTACGACTTTTGTTTTTGTACGTATTTGTTGTGTTTTGGCACCATCCAACCAAATATATTCTAACTTTTGCATAATGTGTATGTTTTTTCTTATATTTATTAAAAAAAAGCTGTTCCGTTTTGCACATGGCCCCTATTTTTTAGGGCCATGTTGAAAAAAAATGTATTTTTATTTAAAATAAACTTTTACTATATTTGAATATAAAATCTATAACTATTTTTTAATATTATGAACAAGGTTATTTTACAGATTTGGGAAGAATCAGAGAGAGGCTGGGGAACACGACCAGATGGTTGCTCTATGCACATAGACTTAAAAGAAAGAGAAAACTACATACAGACTATCTATGATAGTAGAAAGTCTGATGAATCTATACCTAATGAGTATGATAGGATTGTTGGTGAAGGTGTTGAAGCATTCATCGAAGATGCACTTTTCAAACTTGTGGAAAAAGACAAATCTGTTAGACTTACTCAATACCAGATGAACAATCTTATGGGTATGGAAGAAATAACAATAAAAGAAGCATGATTACAGGATTTTACGCGATGTTATTCGCATTTATATTTTCGGAAATATACCATTTTTTCAACAAAAAAAGACTTGATTTAATTTTCAAGAACAAAGACACTAAAACTATAAGAAAGGTTGACATTGTTTTTTACATGTCAAAACTTTTATCTATATTTTGGCCGATTGTGGGATTGTTTTCCAGTTTTAGTCATCTATTCCTATTGATAATAGTGATGAATCTAATGAAGTTTGTTTTTTATCATTTAAACGACCACATATATAAAGTATATATTAGTGCTCTTCCTTGGATGAACGTTGTAGTTTATATAACGATATTATCTTTTAAATTCTTTATACACTAAAGTTTTTAAGATTTTCTTCAGTTATTATAATGAAAGAAAATCCTTTTTTGTTACACCAGTTTATCATAGTCTCCCATTTTTGTTTGTTCTTATAAGCCATCTTTAGATCATACTCAAAACTTTTAAGTTTCTTCATTCCTTTTTCAGGAACTGTAAGTTTACCTTCTGTTAAAGCGATTACCATTTTGTATTCTTTCATAGGCTTAACCTCAACCACTACTTCTTTTAAAACGCCGTCTGCACCTCTCATTCTATAAAAGAAGTCTGGATAGTATCTATGTGCTTTTATACGTGTATCTCCATTTTCAAAGTGTGTCATCTGATAAGGTATTTCTAAACATTCTGCACCCCATTGAAATATCTCTTCTTTTAAATCAAGCCATACCATTATCTTCTGTTCCCAAGAACTTCTATAATATACACCACCCTGTGTGTTTAACTTTAAAACCTTGTCTTTATTGGTTGGTATGAAGTTTCCACCGTGATATCTACTATTGTTAGGTTTAGAATTTATCATGTATTTGATTCTTTTTATTTATATATAAAAGAAAAAACTTTACATATGAGTCCATTAGAAGGAAGAGTTCGATTGAGTCTATTGGTTTATGGTAATAGTATAGAAGATAACTTTAAAAACAATTCTTTTTTCTTTGCCGAAAAATATTCCAAAAGTGATGAAATGGTCACTGCAAAACGTACAGAAGACATACAGATTGGTGGTTTTTACTTTCTACATTACCTTGATGACTCCAACTGGATGAAGTATTCTCCAGTATTTGTAGTGGAACAAAAGAATTTTGGAAATCAAATCATATTATTTGCAGTAAACTTAAACTTTATACCTCTTCAGATAAGAGCTCTTATATTCGACCAATATATAGCCGAAAATTATTTTGAAAATGATACTTTTTTGAAAGTAGACTATGTCGGTATGTATAAAGAGCTTGTCAAGTTTGGATTCGAATATGCTCTAATGGAGTATAATGTTATTCAGATAAAGAAAGTTCATAAGATTCACATGGAAATACTTCCGCGTTTCTTCTTTTCACAGCACCCTAAGGCAACGTATGATCCAAAGAAACTGATGGATATATGGCATAAAAAACTCGAAACAAAATCTGCCAGAAATCAAGAGATGATGAAGTCTATGGTAGATGAATTCTATGATATAAACAACGAAATATCAGAGAAGTATAAGGTTATGAAAGGTCATATAGAAAGAATTCAAAAAAGCTTAAAAAAATATGGTGGAAAGTAAAAAATGAGTATCTTTGTAGAGTAAATAAAAACAAAAAAAACTCTCTCTCTATGAATTACTCAACTTACATTTCTGCAGCAGAAAAGCTATCAACTTTTGGTCAAAAACAAAAAGCATTGGCTCTTATTAACCATGCCAACGATTTGGAAAGAAAAAAAATAAACGAACTAAAATTCAATATTTTAGTTGGTGAAGTAAGACCTTTTAAAGATGCAAAGTTTCACTCCGTACAGGTTATAAGAGAAAGAGAAGCAAACACAATCATGTGTATCTTCCAATCTGATATGGTTAATACTCACAGAATCAACGCAAAGATAAAACCGGGTGGTGAGGTTCAGTGGTCTGATGGTAATCTATTCATGGATAGACAATCTGTTAAGTCTTATCAAAGACTATTAGACTATCTAACTAACTATCAAAGTGAAGTTCAGAAACTTCTTGGAGAAATTGAGATAAAGCGAGACGATATTAAGGTCGTAAATCGAAGCTTTTATATTTAAAAATAAAGGGTAGTTTTTGCTACCCTTTTTTGTTTTCCTATACCACCACTCTTAAAAGAGGTACGTCATATTTTATATATACCTTAAAATTTTAAATAAATTTTAATGGCATCGTATAACTATAACAACAATCAAGAAGGACAGGGCATGGGCTTTGTAAATTCTGCAGTAGAGAATAAAGGTCTTTTTAGTAGAATACTTAGAACTCTTTCAAACTACGGAATGAACTATGACGATATGATAATTCGAAACCAAGTAGGTATTGGTATAAACGAAGATCCATATGCAGCCAAAGGAAACTCTATGTACGACTTCTTTTCACAAAGAGCTGTTGCATCGGTTTTAAATAGAAAGTCTATTCCTTACTTAGATAAGGCTTATGCTGACAAAAGAAGGATTCTTAGAGAATATTCTATCAAAGACGAAATTCGTGATATGATTAGTGCCGTTGCGGATGAATGTATCGTTTACAATGATGATAGAGACTTCTGTTCTCCTAGAGCAATATCAAACGATTATTCTCAAGAAATAAAAGACAAATACCAAGAGTATTTTGAGAAAATCTATAATAAATATGGATTTTCAGATAGTATCACTGCTTGGAATATGATAAAAGACTTTCTTATTGATGGTTATGTTGCAGTAGAGATTGTTTATGATGATAAAAAGAAGAATATCATTGCATTCAACAGACTTAGACCTGAAAGTTTAGTTCCTGCATATGAACCAAATGTAGGACATTTATGGATTCAGTTTCCTGAAGATCCTCAGCTTAGAAGAATATTTTTGGATTCACAGATTGTATTCATTTCTTATTCTACACAAAATGATTATTCAGAGACTTCTTATATTGAAGGACTTATTAAACCATATAACCAGTTAAAGATTCTTGAACAAACTAGAATCATGTTCAACGTAATCAATGCAACTATTTATCAAAAGTTTACTATTCCAATTAAAGGTCTTTCTAGACAAAGAGCGGAAGAACAGATTGGTCAGTTGATACATGACTACTCTGAGGAAGTTGAATGGGATGACACACTTGGTACACTTACCTTGAATGGATCTAAACATCTTCCTTATAACAAACAAGTTTGGTTTCCTGATGGTGATGCAGGTACTCCTAATATGACATTAGAATCTCCACAAGGACATGACTTAAATGAAGAATCAATGCTTAAGTGGTTCCACCAGGCACTTAAAAGAGCTAGTAAAATTCCATTGACACGTTTCGAAGGAGAAGGTGGTGGTGGTAATCTAATATCAGATGCTGCTGAGATGACAAGAGATGAGATTAAGTTCCATAACTTTATATCTAGAATACGAGCAAACTTTAAAGAACTTATAGTTAAACCACTTAAACTACAGATGCTTATCGAGTTTCCTGAGTTGAAAGAAGATGAGATTGTTCTTAATCAAATGGATATAATCTTCTACACTAATCAAATATTTGAAGAGTGGAAAAAGATAAACAATTTGTCTAAAAAGGCGGAAGCACTTGGAACTCTTACTGCAGTAATGAATGGTGAGAAACCTTACTTCCATATCGAATGGTTGATGGATAATGTCTTCAAACTTACTCCTGAAGAGAAAGCGGAAAACCAAAAATACTGGGCAAAAGAGGCTGCTGGTGCCGGTGCTGGACCTGCGGGTGCTGCTGGTGCCGAAGGTGGTGCCCCTGCACAAGGTGGTGAAGGTGGTGAAGCTCCTGCTGAAGGTGGACAAGCAGCCGCTGAAGCTCCTGCACAGGGTGGACAAGCAGCTCCTGAAGCTCCTGCCGAAGGTGGTGCCGAAGGTGGTGCAGAATTTGAATTCTAAAAA